TCCAGTAATCCCGACCAAAAGCCGTCTAATGAGCCTATACACAGGGGATTTGCCTTGGTCGTGGCCAAAATGGTCGGTACAATTTCGGTATCATTCCTATACAAATTATAAATAATAGGCTATATCTGAAAAAAATTAAGATATGGCTAAAAAAAATTATGCTCCAAATTCGAATGACACAATTCTTAGCAGTGTCATTGGCTGGAAACCTCCAGTTTTGCATCAGAAATCAGAATGTTATATCTCCTTCTTGGCGTTTGATCCAGGAGTCAACCGCATGAGAAAGAAAAAAATTATGCTTGACCATATCAAGGGCAAGCGGAACCAACGTGCCTATGCCGACCAGGTTATTAAGAATCTCACCGAGAAACTTATGGCTGGATGGAATCCTTGGATTGAGGAGCTGCAGCCCCTGGAATATACTAAATGGGATGACGTGCTCGACAGGTATAAGTCCTATCTGGCAAAAATGTGCAACGAGGGTAGTATGCGTGAGGAGACTTATGTCGACTATAGCAGTCGTCTCCGGATCTTGGAAAAATGGAAGCAAGAGAAAAGAATAACGCTCAACTACTCATACCAATGGGACAGAGTTAATGTTAGCAAGTTCCTGGACTACATTTTCATCGACCGCAATAATACAGTCCTGACCCGCAACAACTATCTTGCCTGGACTAAGAGTTTCTCCGCTTATCTGTTGGCTCGAGGCTATATACCCAAGAACCCAACAGAAGGTTTGGAACGTATCAAGTCCAGGCAGAAGAAAAACAGAGATGTCATACCGGACTGCACCATGCAGCTCATCAGAGATTATCTGATGGAGCATAACAGGCACTATCTGCTGGCGTGTGAAATCATTCACTACCTCTTCATCCGCCCTCGAGAGATGTCCTATCTCAGAATCTGTGATATTCATATCAAGACTCAGACACTCACTCTGCATGGTGAGAACACTAAAAATGGCAATGATGCTGTGATTACGTTGCCGACTCATGTCATCAAACTCATGATGGAACTCAATATCTTCTCACACCCAGGGCAGGACTACCTTTTTTCTGACGGGTTCATGCCTGGATCTGAAAGAAAAAATGAGAAAATGTTCAGAGACTACTGGACTCGTGTCCTGAGGAAGGAACTGAAGCTCTCACCTCGCTTCAAGTTCTACAGCTTGAAAGACACAGGCATCACCAATATGCTGCGGGCCAATGCCGACGTCTTGTCGGTCAGAGACCAGGCGAGACACTCATCTATACTCATCACAGACATCTATACGCCTAAGGATATACAGAAGGCGAATGAGTATATCAAGAACTATCAGGGTATCCTATAATATAATAAGGTGGAGAGCTAATTGCTCTCCACCTTATTATATATATTATGATAGCATATAAAAATATCCCGTGTAAACTGGCTCGATGGCATCGTCCTTGACTTCCATCTCTATCTTCTCGCACACATATTTCTTGTTGCGGATGATGTATAGCTTGGAAGGGTCCGGTATGACATCTGACTTGAACTTGACTTCCATGCAATTTCGATTATCAATTTTGATAACTGAATTATGGAACTTACCAAGTGATATGACACCTGTATTGGTAGAATTCAAAGACAGAGAGAATAATTTTGTGTCCCCTATAGAACTAACTCCTGCATACTGATAATCAGTATTAATGCGGTAATCGGTTATAAACATAGGCCACCTCGACTTATTTCCAACCCAAGAAATATGGCCATATGGCTTGTCATACGCCTGCACTTTGCCTGGCAGAATGAAGAAAACACTCATAACCTCCTCTTCATCTTCGCTTTCTTCCATGCTCGACTCATCATCTATGGCATCCTGTACGGATATGTAGCTATATCCGTCATCATCAACATCGCACTCCTTGGAATCCGCTTCCTTGTCATTAGGTATTGATAACAGGCAACGCTTCTCGTAGTGATTATCTTCTCCTAAGAATGCTGTCTTGAAATTGATATCTTCTACAACTTGCGCTGCTGGAGAGATGCAGAGATCAACGTAATCATCGGAGTTCTGGTCTCTGATAAGCGGTGACCAGTAACCTGCCAACTGCCAGGTCTTGTTATTGTCCTCCTCTACATATATGTAATAGCTGTAGAAGTGCTCGATGATGGTCTGTCTCTTCTTCTTCTCGCTCCATCCCTGTGTTGTCAAGGCGAACTGGTTGCTCTCGCCAAAATAATCTACGCTTTTGACAATATTGAAGTTTCTGAACACCTTCTTGGAGATGCTCTCATAGCTACCTCTATTGACTGAATCATCTAGCTTATACTCCAGGTTAGCGGTTGATGAAGTACTGAAAGAACCGTCCTCGTCATAGTCTGCCGAATATTCATCCAGTGGTTCTATCTCAATTGAATCTACAGAACTCAACTCTGAGGAACTGATGACGCAGCAGGTCTTCTGGGCTTCATCGAAGTAGATGGAGGCATTGAAGAATTTCCGGAATTCTTCAATGAATGTATAAGATGACCAATGTGGAAGCGCCCTGCGCAGTTCACGAGTCTTGTAGGCCGAAGCTATATATAGCTGGTTCCACGGCTTGCAGTCGAAGTCGTTGCGCTTGAGAGTGTATCCTTCATATTCTACCACTTTGCGGAAGATATACATCAAGCTTGGCTGAACTGCCAGGTTCATGATAAATGGTGCATTGTAGCCGATGAACTGCTTTGTTTTATCCACTCCAACAAAATTTGCGATTAGGTCGTTCGTTTCGTCTCTTACTGGCATGAAGCACCATCTACCTTCCGCTCCCAGGAACTCCGAATGATTTTCATTCAGCCTGTAGATGTCTTTAATCTTCAGCTGGTTTTTAAATCCCTGAGAAAAACCTTTATCAATAGTATAACCAGGTTTATCAGCTGTGCCGAATGGAATCTCATCGATATAGTGCTTGGTCATGCGGTCATTGAATTTGATGCGTGACTTGCCTCCGACTATCTGCAGTTTGATCTCTTTCTCATTCACGGAGAGTATGGTACCGACACCACTCATGATGAGCTGGCTGTTACAGAACAGTTTGCAGTCATCGTATTTGTCGATGTTCTTCTTGACCTCCAGTCGCGAGACATTCTTAAATATGACACGGTTCTCTAGGATATTCATGGGGAAGGTGATGTCATAGGTGTACTCGCCATCATCGGTGACATACTGGTTAGCGTATGTCACCTTGATGGATGATGTAGAAATGGGATAGGCCTTATGGCCATTGATGATGCATGTTATCATATTCCACTACTTATTGTTTAAAATGCGCTGATAATCCTGCAGTCTGCGGTGCAGACCTCTACGACCAGATATCGGGACCTCGACCTCAATGCCATCGTCAAGAGTCTGTGTCAGACGGCTGACGGCTGCATTGACACCATCGAGGGACTGGCGTACTTCGGTGTTGTCATTATTAACATTGACTACAGGAGCCACCACGGCACTGCCGCCCTGTCCCAGAGAACGTGTTATGTCATCAGCGGTCAACGAGCCAACTGTATTGGAGCGCTGGGCCCTATCGATGAGGTCAAGAGCTGGACGGATGGAAGAGTTGTTGACTGCATTGTGATTAGCCACGAACTCGCCTTCATGTACGACACCAGCCTCCTTTCGGTAGCGGTTGCCACCGGTGTAACCACCATCGTAGTAACCTGTTGCCTCTGCCTGGTGCTGCTTCTTGATAGCCGCAAGCTGTATCATACCTGCAGCTGTGGCCATACCTGCTGCTATAGGAGCTAATGTCCAACCTATTGTTGGTATAGCTGCAGCAGATGCATAGGCATTGATAGCAGACATTGCTGTAGATGCTATCGCCTGCGCAATTTCTATCTTCATGGCTTTTTTGTTAGCCTTTGACTTTGCAGCGGCAAGTTCCTTGTCTCGCTTCTCCTCCAACTTTTTCTTTTTCTTCGAATTTTTGCCAGCTGCAGCAATCTGCTTCTCGTAGTTCTTGGAGATTTTCGCCTGCTCGAGGTCAGAGCATGCCTGAGCATATGACGATGACGCAGATAGAATACCGTTGATACCATTGTAAACAACAGCTGTCTTTTCAATCAGGTCATTGAGGTAATCAGAGGTGATCTTCCCTTTCGCCTGCATGTATGCAGCATGGTTCTGCTTGTCGTTGCCATACAACTCCTTCAGTTTCTCCATGGTGTTTTGATAGTTCTCAACTTGTGAGGAGAAGTATCCACCCAAAGTTGCATTGCCGGTCGACTGGGACTCACCTGCAGCAGCCCTGGCACTGTTGACCATCTCAGATGACTTATCATTGATTTTTATTTGAGCGCTACCGGCTCCATGGTCATCAGCATCAATCTGCGCTCTTTGGGCCGCGAACTGCTTGGTTATCTCCAACTTCATCTGCTGATATTCCTCCTCCTTGATCAATCCCTGCTTGTAGAGATTGTCAAGGCCATTGAGGTACATGGTCTTCTGCGCCTGCAAGTCTTGCTTACCGAACTGCTGACGGAGTTCACGCAGCTGGTTCTGGTATGACTCCTGCATCTGCAGCTGGTGGTCGAGCTCAGCCTGTTCCATCTCAGCCTTCAGATCCAGCCACTCCTCGCTGCCCTCTCTGTCTTTGTAGAGTGCAAGACGTTTTTTCATGGCTTCGACATCATTCTTATAAAGGGCTTCATTGAGAGCTGTATCATTCTGATAGATAGCGGAGTTGGCATCATTGTATTGAGCCTTGATGCTCGCCTCCTTCTGGAGGCGTTCACGCTCAATGGTCTGCTCATTCATTTTTTGAATTGCAGCATCATGCTGCTTGACAACATTGACCTGGTTGTCAAGTAACTGCTTGTACTCATTGCTCTCAGCACCATACAACTGTTTCAGCTTGGCATAGCCCTTAATCTGGATGCTCTGTCTGTCATCGATGAACTGCTGATAGGTTTTCTTACCTTCTGCATATGCTTTGGCGTTCTCAGCCATCAGTTCGTTGGTCTCAGCCTTGATGCTATCGGCTGCCTGCTTCTGCTTGCGTTTGGCTTCAGCCTGGCGCTTACGTGCCTCGGCTGCAGCTGCCTTCTCTGCCTTGACACGAGCCTTGCGCTCTTTTTCTGAAACCTGATGAGTGCCGGCTGTACTCTGCTGCTTAATGATGGTACCATCATTGGCCTTGCCATTGTAGCCATTGTTGCGCCATGGTTCCGGATCATAGATTTCGAAGTGCTGGGACTCCAACTCATTAATCTTGGCCATGAGTATCTGCTGATACTGTTTTTCTCGCTCGACACTCTGTAGTAGCTGGTCCTTGCGGTCGGCTGCGAAGTTAAGTTTTTGAGTCTTGCCACCTGCAAATGGGTTTAGCCTATCCCAGAAGCGTTTCCAGTAACCTCTATTGTCATTGTTAGCCTCTCCTAACAGGTCTTCATCTTCCGCTTGCTTAGCAATTGACTCTGCCAGCTTCTTCTGTAGGCCGTCGATGACAATCTTCTTCTTCATCATGTCAATGTACGACTGGATCTGCCTTGTTGCTTGACCGGTGCGCACTGCTTCCTCGGTGATGTTGCCGAGGTGTTCACGCATCAGCTTGCCGTTGAGTTCTTCCAGTGCTGCCTTGCGGTCTGACTCAGCTGTTGTGTTGGACTGAATGGCAGAAACGAGGCGCATGATGGATGCCTCCTCTTCTGCTGCCTGCTTGTTGGCATCGGTCACGGCATCATTGTAGTCACGCTGAGCCTGCTCAGCTGTGCTCGTCTCTTTAGACAGTGTGACGATTGCGGCTGTCAGACCGGCAACAACAGCTATCACGGCTGTGATAGGGTTGGCCAACAATACCTTGTTCCACAACATCTGCGCTGCGGTGGTCAGTTTTATTTCACGTGTCAACGCCATCTGAACAATTGCCATGGTCTTGAGAGCAGATGTCTTGAGCCCCACAAGGACGAGATGCGCCTTCTCGCGCAGAATCATGATGTTGAGCCATGCCATCTGCGCCTTGTCTGCTATCAACTTTGCCTTAGATACTGCAGTATAGGTGACGATGGCAGCTGTCAGCACAATTAATATGCGCCAATAATCTTTGACGAAGTCAACGAGTGTTGAGAGTGCTCGGACACCTAGACTGGCTGCAGATATGCAATATCGTGCTGCAGGATAGAGTTTCTGGCCCAGTACGATGGAGAGATCCAGGAACTTCTTGCTCGCCTTGTCAAGTTGAGCCTGTACATTCTCGTTCTGTGTCTCGAACTCATTGAGGACGGATGTGCCTTCGGAATATGCTTCGCTTGCCAGGTTCTGGGCAGTCTTGATGTCATCGAGCTTGTCTGCGAGGACGGTTAGGACACCAGTAGCCCTGGATCCATCCATCTTCATTTCCTCGAACATTGGTGCAAGGTCTGCGAATCCACCCTTGGCTCGCATGGCTGCCAGGAATTGGAGGAGTGCGCCATTGGCGTCCTCCTTTAACGTCTTAGCGAATTCCTTGACATTTAGACCTGCAATCTGAGCAAACTTTGCGGAGTCCTGGAACATTTTTGCCAGAAGGTTCTGCACAGCTGTTGCTGCCGTTTCATCTTGCTGCATGTTCTGGTCAAGGACAGAAGCGAGACCCATGATCTGAGCCTGTGTAAAGCCTGCCTGCTTGCCAACACCTGCCACACGGGCAGTGAAGTCAACCAGATAACCGGCAGAGGCAGAGGAATTCTGAGCCAGCTCATTGACTGCAGAACCAGTCGCCAACATGGCACCTCGCAGACCCTTGGTTTTATCTTCGCCGAACATCTGGGCGAGTTTACCGATTTGTGAGACGGCTTTATCGCCGAGATCATCACCGAGGGCGACATTGATTTTGTCGGCTCCATCGACGAATTCCTCAACTGCAGCAGTCGAGGTGATGCCGAGTCTTCCGGCATCTTCGGCCAGTTGGTTGAGCTTCTGGCGAGGTGTGCGGGTATCCATCTTCTTGAAGTCTTCGTTCATGCGCTCAACCTCCTCGGCTGCCTGACCGGTATATTTGCGGACGTTGGTCATCTCATCATCCATCTTTGCATATTCCTCTACGCATTTCTTGACGGTGAAGGTGATGCCGGAGATGGCAGCGATGGCTCCCAGGGCGATGCCCTGCATGCGGTTGAACCAGTCCGCAGAGCGCTTGATCCAGGACTCCTGAGCAACTCCCTCGGCTCTGACTGCCTGCAGTTCTGCCTTCAGCTGCTTCGCCTTCAGCTCCATCTGCTTGAACTGCTCGGTACCACGCTCCATGCCCTTCATCTGTTGGTTGATAGCCTTGATGGAGTACTCCAGGTCACGGATGGAGGAGGTCTTGAGGTTTGACATAGTGTTGTTGACCAGCTGCATCTGACGCTTGGTCTCCTTGATGTCCACATTGGTGCTGTCTATCTCCTTGTCATATTGCTGCATGAGGGTGACCACCTTCTGCTCACTCTGGCGGATGCGCTCCAGTTCTGCCTCTACCAGCTTCAGCTGCGAAGCTCGAGAGGCGTACATGGTAGATGTCGGGTCGTAGTCAGCCATTTGGCTACGTAGCTTGGAAGCTGTGAAGTTGAGGTCATTGAGTGAAGCATGTTTCAGGTTTGACACCGTTGCGGTCATGCGTCTCGCTTCCTCATCAGCCTTGCGTGTCGCGCCCTTCAGGGCAAGCATCTGCTCCTTAACCTTGGAGAGTTGAGCGTCCAATTTTGCGAAGTCTGAAGGGTCAGACGCTGCCTTCATCTGCCCCTTCAGATGTCTAGCTGCCTTCTCCAGCTGTCCGAGGCTTGCACTTGAAAGGTTGTCGAGTGTCTCCTTGACGCTCATGGTTGAGTTCTTGAATTGCTTCATCTCTCGCTCTGCGGCCTTCAGATCCTTGGCGAGAGATGCGCCTAAACGGGAATCGCCCGCCGAGAAAGCATCTTGTTTTGCCTTCTTCAGACGAGCGACTCTGTCCTCTAACTCTTTGAGTCGGTTTTTTGCCTCCTCTGAGTTGAGCTTGATGACTGTTGTATATACCTCTTGTCTTGCCATTATCGGGTGACTTGTATACAGCTATTATATAATATGTTGGAATGAGGATTGAAGTTGATGACCTTGATGTCATAGCCTTTGGTGCCCCAACGCCACCAGAGGAATCTGTGCTTGTACTGTCTGTAGACGATGGTCTGGAGACTGTCTCTCGCCTTGTATGTCAAGATGGAGTCTGCCGTGTTGAGACGGAGACTAAGCCATCGGTCGCTGTAGGTATAGACTGAATCGCTGCGGTCAGTCTTGACCGTATCAGCAGTACTCAGACTCGTGCGCTGGTCTGCCATGACCTGGCCAAGACGAATGTCCAGGTCATGGAGCAGTTGGCGGTCGTAGGCTTGAAGTTTGTACTCCTCTTCCTTCATCTGCAGCACCTGCTGCGTGATGACTGTGACAGAGTCTCGGATGGTGTCTCGCTCGGCTGGAGCATACTGAAGTTTCAGCCCATTGAGCTGTTCTCTCAGTTCCTGCTCCGCTTGCTGCTGTCGATGGTCAAAAATCCAGAAGCAGGCGATGATGATCAATATCACCGATATGGCCATGATGATTGACTTGAGATGTTTCTGCATAATCCTAGTTTTTAAATGTCAGCATACTCAGGAATGGCATCGAAGCATGGACATTCCTTTATGCGTTCCCATGGATCGACCACTCCATTTTTGTTCTTGTCAGGCGAGATGTCACGATGTCCCATGATCTTGGCATCAGGGTAGCGTTGGCGCAACTCCTTCAAGAGTTGACGAAGTCCAGCCTTCTGCTCTTCTGTTCTGTTGTCGATAGCCTTGCCTGTGCGGGATATTCCACCCATGTACGCAACGTTGACTGAATCGAAATTGTGCCCCTTGACTCCATTGGACGGCAGGTCTTCTGTCATGAGCTGCGTGCGTTTGCCATCTGCGGTAACGACCCAGTGGTAGCCTGGATAATGCCAGCCTTTGTCTCGGAACTCCTTGAGCAAGGCATCGACAGACCATGACTGTCGGCTTGCTGTACAATGAACGAAAATTTTCTTAATCTTGCGTGCCATTTTTATTGTTAAAATATTTATTGATAATGTCTTTAACTCTGGTGTCAAAAGTCAGTGCGAAACCAAAGACGGTAGCCACGTAAACCAAACTCTGCCCAAAGTACCACAAGACGTTAGACGTGACGTCGTGGGACATAAAAAAGCTGATGTACACGAGCACAATGCCAGCAAGCAGAACTATGCCAGCAGAGCTGTAGTGTATCCAATCCTTGGTATTTCTCTGCATATCTGTACCTGATTAAATCTGGCACAAAGGTACATATAATATAAGATATATAAAAATACGGCAGGAAGAACTACTGCCCTCCTGCCGTATCTGATAACTATGAGATATCCCGGTCGAGTAACTCTCTTGCCATCTGCTTAGCCTGCTCTCGCCACTCCTGGAATACCTGGTACTCTGTCTCGTGCTCCTTGTTTCCATCACCATGGTTGCACAGGATGGCTTCGACATCGCCCTGACTGTACTTAGTACGAACCAGACCATTCACGAACTGGCGATAGCTTGCCGACTCAGCTTCAATCTTAGTTGAGCCGTCAATCTCTGTGCCCTCGTAGCTGTATGCTGTCACTGTCTTACTATCGCCATCAGACTCCGACATGGTGGTGTCTGGGTGATAGTTTTCTACTTTCTGCTCACTCAAGAACAGAAGAAAATGCTTGCTGTCATATCTCAAGTATGACATACGGCAAAGATAAAATTTCTTGTGCATCTAGATAAACTTATAAAATTTCTTGCCAAACTTGTTGGTGAGTTCCGCTGCAACGGTGTAGAAGCCCTTTTCCAGCAGTTCCCACTCCTTGCGTGCCTGGTCAACCAGAATATCTGACCCAGTAAAGAGCCACCACGACTCAGGTTGCCAAACCGGCTCCTCAATCTCATCGCCATGTTCATCGAGTTGTCCTGTCTTCCGGACGTGATCGATGAAACGGAAGCGGATGGCGAGGCGGTCCTTAGGCACCTTCTTGGTGACTATGTGCTTGACGCCCTGGTCGTCAACTTCTTCAACCTGCTCCATCTTGAAGTCGACTCTCGACTTATCTATCTTGTAATCCTCTATGAGGATGAGGAACTTGTCATAGTCCTCAATGTTGTGGCACAGGATATCGCCTGGATGCTTCTTCTGTGCCATGCTCATGCCCTCGAAGGGAACCTCTCCCTTGCGAGCCTTCACAATCTGACCATACTTTTTCATACCGATTTTATTTAATAAGTTTTTTGTATCTGCGTGTTTGGCTAGGCCAAGCCTGGATGCTGCCTTGCGCCGGATCTGTTCATCGCTAAGTCCACGTTTGCGCAATCTTGCGACTTGGGCACAGAGTGCCTGCTTGGTGCGCTTGCGCAAAAGGGCATGGTCGGCAAAGATCTTCTGTCCACAGAAGTCTATGCCGTCACATGTACGATGAATATTCCAACTTTTATTGATGCTCAGCTTCCAGTCTCTAGCCAAGTGCATGACTGCAAGCTCCGCCATAAGGCGTAAGAAGACCTTATCTTCATGCATGATGAAGAAATTGTCCATGAATCTATAATAATGTTTGAGCCCCTCGCGGCAAAAACGGTCGAAGCGCTCATTGAGGGATTTTACCCCCCCACATTTAAAACGATAGCTTGCTGCTCCGAGCGGCATGTGAGGAGCATGTCCGTGACGTAGCGAGCCTGCCAATAACCGTGTTTTTCGGGGTCTTGGAGTATGTCGAAACACCGCATGGCGAGATAGTCAAACCTCGCCAGAAACAGTTGCCCCAAAAGTTGTGTAAGCTTGACGCCCAGTACAATGCCATTGGCATAGCTGTCAACGACCTCGTCGATGAAAGCAAGTAGCTTGCGATCCTTGATATACAACCTGTACTCTCTCTTGAGCAAATTGTGCTCAACATTCTGGAAATAATGGTGTATATCCATGGGCAAGCAATAGAATGTGTCTTGCTGTGGCGAGGTAAAGATGTCCTGCTTGATTATCTTATAGAAGAAATGCGTGCCACGCCCCTTGGTACCAGCTGGACTGTTGAAAGGAATCTTGGCTCTCAACTTATCTTCACTGGTGTGCATGGCTGCATGCTGAATGACATGATCGCCAACAGGCAACTTATTGACTATGCGATGCTTGGGTTTTTCAACCGGCTTGGCCTCATAGTCTGATGTATGCCAAGTCTGATGGGTATAGGCATTTAGCAGGGCTTGAAGATTTGCCTCAAACTCTGCCTCAAATGCTTGAACAGAGAGACGGGACTTCTTGTGTCGGGAAAAATCAAAAAATGCTTCACGAAAATTTTGCAAAGTCTCCACCTCCTGTGAAATGTTGCCTAACCTCTTCACTTGCTTTTAAAATTTTATGTAAATATTAAAAAAAGGTCGGTGTCTGTATCAATGTCGGTGTCTGTGTCTGTTGTCTGCTTTTCTAATGTCCTAACTTTCGACCGGATGACCCATTGTCATCATCTACTAGCTATTCTGCTAAAGTGTATGTTTTGCCATGAGGCAAGGCCTGACTCCCGAAATCTCTGCAGCTAAGCAAACTAACCTGCAGTATCTTGTTAAGTTGAGGGCCGCACCGTAGTTCACATTGGAATCCGAGACAGCATTGTTCACGTTGAGCGTCGAAAGACCGCATTGACCACCATTGTTAGCGTTGCCACCGCGCAAACACAAGCGAAAACCGGCGCAGGAATCACAGCCTGGTTTGAAAACCGCCTGCAAAGGTACTGAAAAAAATCGGAATGAAAGAATGTCAAAGAGCGAAATTTCAAAAAAAATCGACCGCCCAAGGGCGGTAGGGTTTGCTCGCTACGCTCGCAGGGTGCTCAGGATTGCCCTTGGCTCCGCTTGGGAACCTTGGTCAATCCTGCACACTCCTGCTCACGCCAGCACACCTCTGAACACTTTAGGCCGCCTCGTAATACACTGGTTCCAATGACCACTCGGATGCTGCTTCGCAGAGGGCCGCACCGCAGTTCACAAGGGAAACCGAGACAGCATAGTCCACGAGGAGCGCCGAAAGACCGCAGAGACCACCATTGTTAGCGCGGCCACCGCGCAAACACAAGCGAAAACCGGAAGTAGCGCCTGACGTATTCCAAAAATAACTTGTCGAATAGGTTGACTCTGTAGCACCAATCTGCGTACAGAAGTTCTCCAGATGTTCCATCGACAAGGTCCTGATATATCCTTCACTACCGCCAGGTGACTTGCTCAACGCCTTCATGCCGGTAGCATTGCCGATAGTCCAGGAGCCGTAAATAGACGGAGCGACCAGGTGGGTCATGGTCTTGTCACTATTCACCTGGCAGAACTCATCATCCATCATTCGCCAGAGATTGCCGAAGCCATTCTTGTAGCCGAAGAAGCATGGAATCTTGGCATTATAGACCGTTGCGCCTGCGTCATTCTTAACTGCATAGGTCGCTTCTCCACATGAATCACCAAGCTCAATGCCTGCACTCATAGGTGCTACCGGTCGATAGCCATTGTAGGCTTCCCAGTTCGGCATCTGCGTCAAGCCTGCTCCGAGTCCACCTTGGAAGAGGCCGTTGGCATCCTTGTTGGCATTGACTGCATCCTGATCATAATGTGTACCGAAAATGACACTGAACAGAATTGCGACAATGGAAGTATGTCGCATGGTTGTGCAAAGCCAACCCTTGCCGTTCTTTCGTGCTGCAGCTCTGAACTGCTCTGTAGTCATAGCGGTAGCAGGTCTGCCCAGCAACGTATTGTTCTTGCCATCATAGGTAGCATTGTTGTCGCCACCACGGTAGTTAGCTGCATCGTTGATGTAACTGACCAGGCGTCCGGTACTACGCTCAATAGTAGCGAAGCCCGCTGCAGAAAGACTGCCGATTGGTATCTCAAGATTGTATTCACCTGGTATTGGCTTGATGCCAATCTGCTCATAGTGCAATCCGCCAATATCCTTGATGACAACGTAGAATTTACGTCCCCAGCCCCACTGATAGTGACCCTCTGTACCATCCAGTCTTGCCGGTTCACCAGTAGCATATCTGTGGTGATCCTTGCTGTCGAGCTTCCTACGGCTATGGTCATTCTTGACCAAGTATGCGCCAAGTCCGAGGATGTATGGCAATTCCTTCAGCAATTCAAGTGAGCCAATGTATGATGCCGCCTTAGGCGTTGCGTTATTTGTGTCCCACACTCTTCCGCACCAGGCATGCTGACCTACAGCAAGGTCAGCCTTAAGCGCATCCATGCCAATTCTAGTGACATTGCCATTTTGGTCTGCCAGCAGCACGCTCTGGTTGCTGTTGGCGGTTGTGACTTTCGTCACGGAGTTGAATTTTTTACCTTCCATAATTATTATAATATTTTTTTTAGCAAACTATTCCAATCACTATGATACACGTGCCCTAATCCGTCACTATAATCAATCCAATCCTTGCTCAAAAACAGATGACTTTCATCATCAGTCCCCTCATCAGAGTATATTCTTAAACCAAATTCTGGATCTATATTCACCCGTTTCCTTCCACCAAATCCAAATAAATCCATTGTCGCAATTCGACTCAGCGTATCACCATCTGACTCAAATTTAACCTTGAAAAGGTCTGTCATCTCTGCATTTGAGCCTGGCAAATTCCAGTCATCATCATTAACTGAAGTTGGTCCACGCATGACAAGGTAACCCTTATCAGCATTCATTTCGATTTCATTCCAGGTCTTCTCATTTCTAGATTTGAAATTTCCTGTTGCCGTAATGTTTTCGAAATTGCCTCCCTTGCAATCGAGATTGCCGTCCTTAGCTCTGAAGACAACATTTCCGTCCTTATCTTTCATTTCGATGGTACGGACACCCAGGTTTTCCACCATCTGGTATTGGGTGAGGATGATGTGGGCTATGAGGAGTTCGATGGACTGACCCAGTCTCCAATAATGGTTGTTCAGATCAGCTGGAGACCCCGGATAATTATCTGCTGTCTTGACGTGCGTCTTGATGCAGGAATAGGTATCGCCATTATATAAGACCGCATCCTTCCACTCTTCACCTTCTCCACCCGCTTCGAATGTGTATCCATTACTGCAGGTATTCCACAGCTGCGGACCTCGAAGTACGCTGCCTGTGCTGCCCTTGTCTCCCTTGTTGCCGGTCACGCATACGGCATCAGTAGCAGTACTGCTGCCATCTGTATAAGTAATGACTGAACGAGTCCAGACGAATTTGCCTTCAACATAAGCAGGAGCCTTGTTGCTGACCCAGTTGCCGCCTGTAAGTATCGACGATGACACAGACTGGTAATACTGCTCTACGATGCTGGCTACGCCCTTGCCGGATGGCAAGCAGACAGGATTGCTGATCTTCTCCTGACCATTGGTATAATATATATGAGTTCTGGTCCAGATGAAGTGACCATTTTGCCACTTCGGCGCTGTAGTCTGCCAGCCTGTGGTTGGCGCCACGGTACTGCTCGTGGAGTCAGCATACTCGACATCGGTGTCGGAGATGCCAACACCGATGCGAAGAAACCTGATAAGTCTTGTTATAACTGCCATAAGCTACTTGACTGACTGAATAGTTAATGCAACGTTGCTGTAACCTGCGTGTATGCAGTCTGCTCTCGTCACAGCGAACGAACTCAACTGAACAGTTGGCTTGCGTGACGCCTCAGTATTGAGGACAACACCAGACCCTGACTTCAGAGTGAAATAGAACTTCGTATCTACCGTCTCCGACTTGCCTCTGACAATCAACCTCGGTGTATAGGTCACAGTACCATTGCCTGCCTCGTCCTCGCTGATAGACTCATCAGCGGGTGTCGGGTTCGGCTCGATGTCATACGGATCCGACGCGTCGATGACTGTCTGGAAATCAAATCCAAGCAGATTATCCTTGCCCATGGCCTTGTCATTGTAGACCTCTACCATATACTCGCGAGTACAATCGACCTCGGAAGCCTTGACAGTAATTGTCTTACCATTTGCTCCTGCAATCTGCTCCCAACCCGTGATGCTGTTTGTGGCTCTGTACCACTTATAATATAGCCCTGATGTCAGGGTCTCGTTGGCCAGCGTGGTTCTGGCTTCGAGCGGGCAGCTATCATCCTTGTTTTTGAGCACGAAGTTGTGTGTATCGCTTGCAGGAGCCTTGATCGAAACTCGATAGGCTACGCCTGTGTATGGACCGACCGGTATCTTGTATACAGCCTGTACCTCATCGGTAATCTCCTGCTGGTTGGATCTCTCGGAAACCTTGCCGACCATCTTGATATTGATGGCTGTATAATTTGATGCCTTGACCAGGTTGTTGCATATCTTCAGTCCCCAGTAGAACTGCGAAGCACTTGGTCTGATAATCTCGAAGAGACCTTCGAAGAGACCGGTCGATTTGCCGGAGCTGTTGAACGGAATCTCCGTCTCGTTGAAGAAGTACTTCATGGAGACAGGTGTCGTGACTCCGTCTGCGGCACGTGATGAGAGTACAACAAAGTAGAGCTTTGGCTGCGACTTCGAAAAGTCGGGATAGACGATAACGACATCGCCGTTCTTCTGGTACTCCTGGTAGAGATCTCCATCCGGAGACTGGATAGACGGCGTGAAAGTGCCCATCTTCTGCAGGAACGTGATGTTGACCGATTTGCTTGCACTACTCATTCTTTGCCTCCTCTCTCATAACGAATCTGCTGTCTGTAGCTATAGGCAGCTTGTTGCACACTTCTCCCTCCTGCTCCTTGCGGGCTGTTTTGCCGTCCATGGCGATAGCGCCAATTTTGGACAGCGTTTCCTCGAACACGATAGGTTTACCGAACGGAAGGATGTCCTGACACCAGAGCAGGAAGTTACCATCCTGCAGTTGTGTTCTGTCTTCGGTCAGCTGAAGGAACTCTGCGACCTTGCGGTTTGCCTTTATGTATCTTTCCATATTTAAAAAAAATAATTATTAGTGAAAAATAAACGGATTGCCGTCTGCGTCCACGAAGACCTTGCCATCGGCATCCATTGCCAGAGCTAAAGGATCGAGGTCTTTGACTTCCAACGCGAGGATTGCTCCTCTGTTTGGATCCAGAAGTTCTGTAGGAACACTCGGAGACATGCCATGTCCGACAAGGACAGCATTCTCGAAGTGTACCGAATTATTCGGTGCCATCCACCAGAGTACCTGCAGCTCTCTCGTAGGGTTTGCTATTTCCCCTACATTGTCAAAAACAGTTGCCCTTGGGTTTACCTCCTTCGTGTTAGGCAGCACCTCATCGACCGTATCAAGCATGTCGTAATCGTAGAACGGAATTCTCCGGACGATGTTGACTATCTTGAATGGTGCGGCATCAGACAGTTCTACGCTTTCCGGATTGCCAGCTGCAGAGTATCTTGCTCTACACCTGATGCAGATGCGCTTACCCATCAGAGAGCGGTCTAGCGTGACGGATGCACCATCAGCAGATACCTTGATATCTAAATCATCTGCAGTAATGGCAGAGAACTGCCCTCTATCACGGAGAATTTCCCAGACGAACAGTCTCTTCTCCTTAGCGCACTCTTCAGCCCCCAGGCGCAGGGAAGCGCTGATGACCTGCTTGTCGGTATCACGGAGCGGGTTGTAGTAGCGGTCACCGCTTGACAGCAGGAGCGTCGGCTTGTAGATGGTCGCATTCTTGCAGTTGATGGAGTAGTCCATCGTAATATTGCGTACCTCGTTTGTTCGGGTGTCCAGGAACTTCGCCTTGAAACGGAGCAGTATCGGCTTCTGCGGTGCTGCGTTGATGTACCAGAGCAGCTTGCCAGCATCATTGCCTGACGATGTGATGACATGCTTTTGTGGTGTCGTTACCAGCGCATTGCCCTCCACACCATTCTCTACTCTGTACCAGGCGATGTCTGTCAGCTCGCTGTTGACACGACCGCTCTTGAGTATGCCATCGCGGTCAATGATGCTGATGACCGGCTGCAAGGCGCATGGTGTCAGCCTGTAATCAGGAGAATACTCATCCTGATCAGCATCATAGGTCTGTTCGAGCGGAACGCTGCCTGATACGGACTTGGAGTAATGTACCTGCAGAGGCGTGTACTTGATGCCTAATCTTTTGTATTTCATTGTTTATATGTTATTAAACACATTCCAGTGTGATGGAATCTTGGGTGACCTCATCGCCCAGACCATCACGAAGTGTAACAGTTGCCGTGAACCTGATCTTAGCCGGAACTCCCTCACTATCGACGGAGAGGTCAGACTGTGTCAGGACGATTGCCTTGCCTGCCTTGGATCCGACTTCGAGTGCCCAAATGTTGTCGCTGGTTACTCTCTGCTCACCGGCCTTGTTCTCGGTGTATCTGGTCCAGGCTACGTCGCTGTCAAGGATATCTGAGGTAATATCCTGGCCGTAGAGCGTAGCAACGACAGTCAGCGGAGCCCGGAAGTTGTCGAAGTCATAAATCGTCTCGTCTTCGAGAAAGTCAATGGTGAAGGCAGGATTGCCCTCTATCATTGCCCATTCGGTATTGTTCCACCTTGGTGCGGTATGGGTACCGGTCTTCTGGCATCGCCACTTGCATCCGGTATACCAGACGTCGGAGGTCTCGTATTTACCGGTTTCCGGATTGAGAGCTGAGCTGAAATATTCTGCCGCCTCTGACCATGGTCCCCGGTCTACATAATCGACAATCGGCTTGCCATGATAGTCAATCTGTATGATATCCTGGGTGATGATGCCGGCTGCATAGAGATAATCCCTGCCCTTGACGATAGGAAGGTCGAGCGACTTGACGAACTCAGGCATGTCGCCGAAGACCATGCCGTAGTTGTAATCATCCAGTATTGGCTTCGTGACGCCCGTCAGCTTGACGATGCGCCCCTCGGAACTGGAGATATAGAAGCAGCTCTGAAGCGACTCATCGGTCTGGTTGCCGTAACGTGCAATGTTCATCAGCTCGCACGGCGGGAAGTTCTTGCCTGCCGGAACTTCGGCATCAGGATAGAGGGTGACCTCGATGTAATTTTTAACCGCGTTGACGCTGTTGACTCGCATCCATGAGGTGTAGTAATCAGCCGAGGTGCCAGAATTGGCTGCCGAGGCGATGTTGTTGACCACGCCCTTGATGACGTTGCCCACATGCTGCGCCGTGAAGTATCCACTATACTTTGAGCGAAGGTGCAGGCCATAGCAGTTATCACCCAGGCTGTCAACGCTCTCGATGGTGTCGCTCTCTGTGAAGAAAGTGTCACCCTCCTGCGCTGACAGGCGGTTGACAATCAGCTCCATGACCCGCATGTATGTGCGGACGGTGATGCTCTCAACCTCGGCATTGCCATTGGCATCAACCTGCCCACCCTTGCCGTTGTATAGTCCGGACACGAAGTCACCGAACTGTGCACCCGCCTTGAGCTGCGCCATCTGCTCGGAGATGAGTCCACGCAGGAAGGTAATCATGCCCTCGGCTGCATCGTCATGCTTGCGGCTGAGGAAGGCATCGGAGGTTTCGTCAGCACAGAAGTGCAGCAGCGAGAGGAAAGCGTTGCCGATGCGGTTTGCCGTGTTAGCCTGCAGGCGCCGCTCGTCTCTGATGCCCTCGAAGAGGGACTGAAGTGCACTCTTGTCTAATTTGTATGCCATTTGCTATTTTTGTTGCAAAGATAATATCTCGATGGAATCTGTAAAAATACGCTCCCTAGAGGTTGCGTGCTGCTCCTATGCCCCTGAATATCTCGGTGAGGGCTGATGCCATCAGACCATTGTACCGGTCGCCATAGAAGGTTGCCTCATGCTCGTTGAGCTTCATGACAGATGAGTAGTACTTCTGCGAGAACCAGTCACGGCGGCCTTTAGGTTCGCCACCTGCGACACGACCGCCCCAGGCAGGGCCCACCTTCTTCGGTTTATCGAGATTGTTGTCACGACGGTATTCATCGCCCAGGAAGTTGAGGTCTCCATTGTTGATACGGTGGACTTTCTCGCCTCCCTGTGCCTCGGTCCACTTGTACCACTCATGTGCCGGGCCTACTCCTGCAGCTACATAGATACCGTACTGCAGGAAGTTGTGCTCAATAGTGGTGACAGAACCCTGCTCCAGGTGCGCCTTGATGGAAGCATAGAGTCGGCCTGTATCGATGGTACGAAGCCGCTCCATGCGCTCTCTCCAGTAGTCGCCCATGGCATTAGCCCATCCTCGCTCATATCTGAGGAGATCGTCTATTTCTGCGTCTGCCATAGGCTCTCGTCATACTGAATGTCGATAGGTTCGTCTGATGTGACCATGAAGTAGAGTCCTGTGACGCCATTCATGGACCATCTGCCCAGTTCGCTCGAATAGACCTGCGTGAGGTCCAGGAACTCCATCTGCCCGTCGTATGCCTCACGGCTCTTGTCGTATAGCATGCGACTGAGGAACTGTCGGAAGATATATCTGCAGATATTCATTTTCGCCTCTCGGTCTGCCATGTCATCGCGCCGGTACCCTGCCAGGATCCAGACGGTATAGACGTTGCGGTCGAAGAAGCCCTCTCCGATGGAATGGGTGTTGCTGTCAACGGTGTCTGACACCATGATGAAGTTGGATGCCTTGCGGAACTGCTGCATGACTCCTTGGATTGAATCAGGTCCCGAACACTCTGTTGCGACAAAATTATAATCTCTGCAGGTTCTGCATTCGGCAGCCAGCTGCTTGAAATATGCGATGGAATCGAAGTTTTTTACTGTCATGTGCTGTAATTTTAACTGTTTTGCCTGTTGCGCTCCTTGAACTCCTCTGCCTCACGTGCCTTGTTGTCAAGCTCCGTGAGGGCAGCCCAGCAGTCGGTATTATAGACAGCCTGCTGTTTGGTCACGTCGCCATCGGTGAGTGCCCTGATCTGCGCCTGCATGGCAGGAAGGATGTCCACACGGCGCAGCTCTCCACCCTCTCTTGCCGGTTTGAAGAAGTGCGTGAAGTTGGCGGCGAAATACTCCTTGACGCTGGAGAACCACATGAAGACGCCCAGAAGCTCATAAGGCTCAAAATGGGCGGTTTCATCGGCAGAACCATCTGCGGTTCTGTACATGAGGTGCGCCATCTTGCTGAGGAACTTGTCTTCCTGGTTAAGCATGAACAGCTGGTAGTTCTTCTCGATGTTGAGGTAATCGTAGAAGCTGACATCGTGAAGCATGCTGTCAACTGCCGTTAGTAGAACGTCACTTGCTCTCTGCAAAGGCCGAAAATCGGTAAATTTGTCGATGAAATCGAAGTTTTTGAGCAAGGAGAGAATCTCGACGCTGCTAATGTATAGGACTTTTCTCTTTGGCATTTCACCGGGAACGGAACAGAGCACGCTGCATTTCCACCCTGTACGGGTGTGCTTATGTACTTCAAGACCGCAGAATCTAACCAGGAGGTGGCATTTGGCGACAATCTTGTCCCTATTCGAAGATAAGATGTAGAGGACATAGCGCAACTGTTCCTCTGAAAGTTCCGCCCACGATGACGGCGCCTTGAAATTGAACTCTTGTGTACCATCTTTATGAATTAAAAACGAAGGCAGGTTTTGATTTTTCATTGTTGAACTCTTTGAAATGGTTAGCCTTATATGCCGATGAATCCGCATATATTGGGAATTTATCGAGATGTGCATCTAAGTATCTGAGCAGTCTCGCACGCTCGTTGGAGTATGCCGACAGCATGTCGTTGGCCAACATGATCAGGCAGCGGCTCAGCATGAGGCGCACGCTTCCTTCAAACTCATTGCCCTCTCTCACCCCTCTGACCAGACACATGATGTCATCCATCTGCTCGTCGGACACCAGCTTGCGCAGGGTGGCGTCTGCCTCCTGCATGGCTGCCAGCTTGGACATCCAGTCCTTGGTGGTCATGCTGGTCTGTCTCGTGAGATAACAATAACCCTCTATGCTCCACAAAACCGTCTGGATGCCCTGCTTTGCCTGTAGGGTGCTCCCCCAGCCTGGAACATCGGTGAGAAGAGCCATGACTGTGTCTTGAGCCACGATGAGGGCTATGCGGCATTGCTCAATGAGTGCCTCTACTCTGGAGGAACTGGCTGGAGTGACCTCATTGTTGGCCACAACGCCAAAGCCTGTAGGCGTGAGCACGAGGTCGAGGTGTCTGACTACGCCGAGGAAGGCATCGAGGCACACCGCCTTGATGACTGCTTCACGGAGGTCGTCGCTGGTCTCCAGTGCCGCCTCTCCTACCTCGCCCAGTATCTGCTGGCAGAGCCGCAGATAGGACTCCTTAAAATGCGGTTCCACCGACTCGAACACCTCAGAGTGCGAGCTGGTGGCTGCAAGGATGCTCTGCTCGAAGTCATCCTTGCTGATTTGAATCTTCATTGTTGCCATTGTTTGAAACTATTGATGTCTGTTGGTCCTTATTTTTGTCTAGTGTCGTGAGTTCTATCATCGGCACGTCTACGGTCACTCCTCGGTCGGCATAGCCATTGTAGTGGGAGATGACGTGGTAAGGCTTGCACATGATGTCGTGGCAAGCCTTCTCGAGCGACTGCTTGAGTATGAAGAGCTCTCGCTTGTCTGAGCCGGAATTGTTCATCTGGCTCTTGCCTGGTGTGGCTCCGATGAGGTTTGGATGCACGCCCAGCGAGAAGCAGAGGGCGTTGGATGCCTCGCTCATGTCGTCTGCCCAGTCGCCACCCTCCTTCTTGCTGCCCTCGGAGAGGTTGATGATGCGCACCATGCGCTGCTCCTTGCCGTTTGGGTCGAAGTAATAGCCCGTGATGAGCGCCTTGCCTGCATTCTCCGGTCCGCACACGAAGTTGATGATGTTGTCCTTCTCCTGCAGGATGCGCTCCTTGCGCTTATCTGGGTCGATGATGTCTTCGTTGTTGCAGAGCTCCTCCCAGTAGTCGCGGTGCACCTCTATCTGGATGCGTGGCGCAGAGGTATTTTTTATCATGTAGCGCTTGCCGATGCCGATGAGACGGTAGATGTCGTACCAGGCATCGTCGAAGATGCTGGCATAGTATGGTATCGGATAGTACTGCAGTCCGGGTGTCGGGATGCGTGAGATGATGGCAAACTTGCAGTCCTTGCCCATCTCAGGAGCCTTTCCCTTGATGCCGGTATATGGATCTGGAGCCTTGCCCATGCGCGCCATGAGGTCGCCCAGCGGGTCATAGAGGTCGAGCAGCGGGATGACTTCGGTGTGGACAGGCGACATGACGTTGCGGAAGTCGCCGAAGAATACATGCTCTATGCGCCCCTTCTCATTTGGTGCCTCCAGGCGGCAGTAGGAAACGTCCTTGTGGCGGATGTTTACTATCTTGGAGTGGTCACGGCTCAGGATGATGACCTCTACCGACCAGAAGAAGAACTTCATGTCTGTTGCCTGCTGCATGAAGACCTCATGGATGGAGTTCTTCAGGCAGAAGTCGCGTATCTCGCTGTCGGTAGTGTCCTGCTTGGTCTCCCGGTCCATGAAGCGCACGCCCTGGCCGTAGCAGCACTGGACGTTGAAAGCCATGGCTCGCTGCGCCACCATGTTGCGGCGCAGCAACTGCTGCAGGGTGTATGGCATGTCGTTGTCATCGCCATAGTTCACATACTCGAAGAGCTTGCCGTCTGAAGTCTCCAAGATGCCCGTGGTGGCATCGCCTACCTCTCCGGAACCCAGAAAACTGGTATCCCGCCCATACTGCTGCTCGATGGTGGTGGAGTCTGTAACCCTGCTCACACCCTCTGCCACGAGGGCGTAGCGGCTGTAGGAACCGCTGGCTCCTACTTGCTGAAGCTGATATTTTTTCTGTTTCATGTCATAAATATACTGGTAAGCCCAGGAACTGGTGAATGTAGATGTCCGGAACGGTGCGAACCTCGGCATTTGCTGGGTTGACGAGACGGTGGAAACCGCCTCGCCAACTGCTGCCCCTGACCAGCCATCCTGTATAGTCGACGGTCTCGCCGTCTGATGTCCACGCCTTCAGGTTAATTGTAGAGCGGTCTCGCTCTGCCTTGGCCAGGAGGCGCAGCACCTCTGTGAGGTGGTAAGCCGTGCGTCTCATCAGTTGAAGGTGTTGTCAAAGGTGTTGTCGAAGATACGGCCGGCACGCTGCAGGTCTAGCACGTTGTGCTGGCGCTGTGCGTAGGTGTAGCTGAAGGTGAAGCGTGGCACACTGTCGCGCAGGTTGTCACGTTTGGACTTGGAGTCTGAGAGGGTGACACGCTTGCCCACCTTGGCTACCCCGCCGATGAAGTTGACAAGATAGACCTCGTCTGAGCGGAAGAGATCATCTGCCCAGTTTGCCATGTCTGTGCCCAGATAGCCCGTATCGGCGTTGAAGGTGCGCTGCTCTGTGATGCGGTAGTTAACCCTGATGCCGCCCATGTAGGCTGCATCGCGGGTGTATTGCGGATCAACCTCGTGCTTTCCCGTGCAGTAGATGAGCTCCTGGCAACCGAACGAGTTCGTGAAGAGCAGAGTCGGTGCCACGTCACGCTCCTCGCTGTCTATGATGAGGGTCATGGAGCGTGAGCCTGCCTCCACCACGTAGTAGAGAAGGTCGGTGCCTTCTGTCTCGAACCGTGACGGAGAGACGTCGATGGTGGTGTAGAGGTCGTTGCCGCCGGTGGCTGGTGCGGTAAACAGTTTTGTGGTTTTGTCTGCATAGTGTGCGGTGACTTCTGCTGTCTCCTTGCCCATGTAGTGGAGATACTCAAGTCGCCCCATGTAGGTGGTCTTGTGTCCCTCGAGTAGGGTTAGGAAGTGGGTGGTGAGGAATGTAGAGCAGTCCACGCCCACGATGTCTACGGTAGAATAGTAGACCTGCAGGTTGGCTGTCTGCGTATCGGTGACTGTTTCCGAGTCGGTGTCTCCGGAGTCCGGAACCTGTTGCTCGGCGATGTTGATGGTGGCTGTGACTGCCAGCCTCCGACGTGCATAGGGACGGAAGATGTCGGCAAGGTCGCTCACTCTGACCTCTCCATCGGCAGGATAGAGATACTCATCGTAGATGGTATCATCACCTATCTTGATGGTGACGAGCAGGCGGGTCTTGGCCGTGAGAATATCGATGTCGGGGATGTTCTCGAGGAAGAAACTGCCCGACGGAAGTGATGTGATGGTCATATATTATCTTTTTTGATGCAAAGATAATATGGAGATGGTAAAAATAAAAATACGGCTGACTACCCTCACGGGCGGTCAGCCGTATCAAAGCTTTTCAAAACTTTGTAAAATTTTTCGTGCTGCAAAGGTACGAAAAATTATTCATAACACATGGTAGTATAATAAAATATATGAGTTTTTAACTTAAACCAATTTATCTGGCCTGACAACTCTCTCCCATAAAGCCCATGCCACGGTTCCGTCTGGCAGCGTGGCAACATAGTAGCCATGCTCCTGCATATACTGGTTGATGGTTTCTATACTGACACCGCCCATGTCATCAAGTTCCGTGGCGATGTCCTGGGTGGTCTTGAAGCTCTTCTTGTAATCAAGACCGGTTTCTTCATCCTTCACAGGGAGGCAGCTGCGGAAGTGGAAGTAAGCGTCGAGCAGGTCCTTCTCAAACTGCTCGCTATTGAAATTATCTGTATTTCTTGGCATAATCGTTAATTTTTTAAAGGGTTAAACTTAAATACCGTCATCTGGGTGCTGTCGGTACAATGCCGACTCATAGAGGTCTACCCAGTAACTCAGACGGGAAGCCCAAAGGTCGTATTTGGTCTGAAGCCTGGAAATACGTGCCTCCTCTCGCTCCAGTTCTCTGAGGTATCTGCCGACAATGCGGTGGGAGACTGGATTAACACAGTATCTCGACTGAATCTTGGCGTACTCCACTAGCTTGTACAGCTCAACACGTATTCTATCAAGCTCCCACCAACGTTCATTGAGCGCATCGCGGATGCGACGGCGTCTGAAATATAGCAAGAGAACGTCTCTCTTGACTTTCTTCTTATTTTTTTTCATGCCTAATCATTGTTTATGGTTTTTAACATGGCTAGAGTCATGTTGTATGGCTTAGCCTCTTTAGCACCGTATTGAAGAGTATAGTAGCGATGATCAAACCAGCGGATAACAGTCTGCTTATGCGGCTCATCATCGATGAAAACAACTGATGCGACAACTTTGTTGTCTCTCTGAAATTTGAGTTCCACTTTATGGGCGTTCATCTGCCTGCCTTCAATAGCGAAGAA